TTTGCATTAGCATTATCACTAATACCTCCTCCGTGTGCATATTTAACTGTAAGTGTTGTATTAGATGGTGCTAACCCAAAAGCTTTTGTTTTTAAAAAATTTGAAGGGTCAAATGCTTTCGTTAAATGGGACGGACTACCTGGTAATGTAGAACCAACACTATCTGGATTTGGTATTATCTCTTCATCTGCATTGTCTGATATACCAGCTCCAAATCTTAATATTGTTTTATCTTTCTCATCTATATATGTAGTAAATCTACGAGAAGTTTTCTTTAGTTTTAAAATATATGGAGCAGTATCAGCATTAATAACTGAAGTTGGGTCATTAGTTGAATTATTTTCCATATCTTCAAAAATTGTATCTCTTGCGAGAGAATCAACTTCATACCAACTATTATTATCTGTATCTGTTACTGAAATTATTTCTATAATATCTGTATTTGATAATTTAACTTGTGAATATTTTTCAGCTGAATTAAATGTAAATGTTTCTGAAGCTACTGTACCACTCTCTACTTTAACTTTTTTCTTCAATAACCATTTTGTTGGTGTAGAACCGTCTTTTTCAAATATAGTAGTTTCACGTGGACTATATGAACTCGTGAATTTGAAATTACAATCTTCTACTGTTCTAAATGTTGTTCCTGTAGAACTTGCCTTTACCGTCATTCCAGATTTTACATTTAATGCATATCTATAATCTGGTTTATTATTTACTGCCGGAATTGTATGAAATACATCTAACACTGCTGATGCTGGTGATGTTGTTTTAGGTTTGTAACCAAATGATTGTGCTATGTTATAAACATTTCTTTTTTCTTCAGCATAAGCTAATAATGATTCTCTAAATGTAGAATCTATATAATAAGAAAGTACATCTCCGACATAGGCTGCCATTTCTATGAACATCATACCAGGTGAAGCTTCATTAAAATCATTATAAGTATTTGGAAAATACTGTTTAGCAAATTCTATAAGATTATCTCTAAAATCACTAAAATCTTTATTAAGATAATTTACTTCTTTAACTACGTTCTTTTTTATACTTGTTCGAGCCATTTATATTTCCTATTTAAGTTATTGAATCAAATGCTACTAATACAGTATTTTCTTTAAATGATTCAATAGTAATTGAATATTTTATTTGTACATAAATTTTACTTGCGTTACCATCATCCGTTAAAACTTCTATCTCATTTATAATAATATAAGGTAACCACTGTTCAACTGTATTTTTAACATCTAACTCAATTGATTCAATTAACTCATCATCTACTTGTTCAAAACAAAGTCTTCTTAAATTACTACCAAATTCAGGTTGATATGGTCTTTCTCCTCGTTGAGTTAAAAGTAAATTTGTTAAATTATACTCTGCTTGTTCAAAAGAAGACTTTGTTAATTCAAAATCTGTATTAGTACCTTGTCTAATAGGATATGTTAATCCTATATAAACATCTGGATTTAAATCTAATTCTTTTGCACTTGAAGCCATCTACTTATCCTTTTTTATCCATAGCTTTCATTAAACCACTGTAATCTCTTGTTAAAGCATTTGTTACGTGTTCAGGAACTTCTTCCAACGATTTACCTGCTTTTTGAAGAGTATCTACAGCTACCATATCACGTTGAACCTCTTCTGATTTACCATACCCCATAAGTTCACTCATACGTGAAGAATCAAATGTCCCGCCACTTAAAGTCGGATAGTCACCAGATTGGTTTTCTGAGTTAATTAATCCAACTGTTTCATTTAAAGCTTTATTTAAAGATTTATTTTTAGTGAAGTGTTTTTCTCTATTTGGTTTCGGTTTTTGTGGAGCTACGCTTTTTAATTGAGTGTTAGTCTCCTCTTTAATAAATATCTTTTTTATTTCTTTTTTAACTTCTCTACGAACTGCTTCTTGTATGATTTTTTGTAACTCTTGTTTAGTCATAATTAACTCCTTACAGGTTTTTTATTTTTTCTAATGTTTCTAATTTTTCCATGTCAACATCTATGTTTGATATATCTGGTTTTGATATATCAGGTAATTTTACTTCAGGTATTTCAAATATTTCTGGTATCTTAGGTAAATCTGGTAATTTAAAATTTGGGTCTGCCACTTTTACATTTTTATTTAAAATGTTTTTTGTATCGGGTAGCAATTTTAATAGCGTTTGTATGGTTTTACCAGCTCCAGTTTCGGTTGTAAACGCGTTTGCTCCATCAGATATTGCTTTTATAATACCATCTATTATTTTTACTAACTCTGAACTATTAACAGTTGGTATAAATTTCGCTCTGGGGTCACCTAATTTTATATTCTCAGCCTTTGTAGCATTTACAAAAACTTCATCACCTTCAAGAACTAAATTTTTTGAGGCTCTAATATTAACATTTCCATTTCTACCATTAAATATTAATTTATCAGAATTTACAATAATACTATTACCACTAGCTTCTAAAGGACTAAATTTATCATTTGAATTACGTATAGTGTATTTTTTATCTGTAGATAAATATATAGAATTTTTATCTTTATTAATATCTTCTGGTATCGGTCCTCCACGATTAACAATATTTTTTAAACTTTTAACTTCAGGTTTATCTTTTTCTCTAATCACTCCCTGTAAATCAGTTCTTTGTCCAGAACGAATTTTTATAACTGGACTATTACTATTACTTCCTAAATTTATAGAATTACCAAATCTACCATGTAATATTAAATCACCTTCTTCTGCCTTTACTTGTCTAATAGATCCATTTCTTTCAAATCTTTTTCCAAATTTTGTAAGTGCCATTGGTGGTGATTCTCCAGTTCCTATATAACTTATACCAGGAACTGAGTTTTCATTTACTAAATTAAAATTATTTAATGTATTCCAGTAATAACTTTTACCGTTATAATTACCTACAACAACTAACTCACCAACAACAGGATAATTTTTTATTTTCGGGTCTACTGGTCTTACTAATTGCGGACTATCTTCTGGTTTTATACTTTGAGCTTTATTAATTACAAACCTACCTGCTACAGCACCATAATAAGAATAATCTGGATGTCCGTCTTTTTGTTTTGGTAAGTCTTCATAATCAACTAAAACTTTAGTTACTTCAAATGTTTCTAATTCATAAAAATCAAACTGTTGATTATTAATTTGTTGTTTAATTAGACTAATTACTTTACCAATTGTAGGAACACCACCAGGTATGCTTGTAGTTGTATCCTGAGATATTTTTTGTCTATAAGCCATTTAGTTAACCTTTTTTACATTTTCTATTTTACTATGTATTTTATCTGATTCCATTTGTATATCTTTTATACTATCCTCTAATCCTGTAAGTAGTTGTTCTTTTTCTTTATCTGATAAACCAAATTCATCTTCTGAACTAACTCTGTTTTCAGCGGAAATAAGTCGTTGTACAATACCAGCCATCTTAACAAGTTGGTCATCATTTTTAACATTAATTTCCAGATACTCTTTTATCATAGGTACTATCTGTACGGCTGTATCACCGTCTTTAATGAACTGAACAAGTTCTTTTGTTAATACGTCAAGTTGTTTACGATTAAACTCTGTATTTTTGTATATATCTTTAAATAAAGAGGAAAGTGATTTTCCCTCAAAGATTTCATAATCTATAGCCATAATTCACCTTAAATGTTATTACTCAATAATAAATATTATATAACCTAAAAACATTGATATATAAATATATATTGAAATTTATTATTTATTGTTATAATAGTTATTATTGAAGGTTTCTTGGTTGTTAACTGAGAGACCTTTTTGTTTCTAACTAACGGGAGAAAACCATGAAGGAACTCATAACAATGATCAATGGATATGTAAATGACTTAGCTCATTTACTATTATCTTTTGTAGCTATAGGTGCTGTTTCTGAAGTAATTTTTGGAACTGGTATCTTTGGCGTTAATGTTATAGGTAACCTGACATCCATCATAAACAAGTTTGGCGAATCGGGTTTCGCCGGACTCGTCGCCTTGTTGGTGTTGGTGGGTTTATTTCGTAAGTAGGTACGGAATAGTTTGATAGTCCTACACTATTAAGCACGTAAAAGGGGAACTGAAAAGTTCCCCTTTTTTTGTGGATAAAACTTCAACCCTAATACGGCTGACCTAAGTTTGTTAATGAAGTCTTATATTTTATAACAAGACAAGCTCTATACATCTTTAACTATCCGTAAAGTCGAATCTCCAATCGTTACTCTTTACTTGTCTTGTTAGTTGGTGGAGCTGACAGGGATCAAACCTGCGACCTCCGCAGTGCAAGTGCGGCGCTCTCTCAACTGAGCTACAGCCCCGTAACCGATAAGGGAATCGAACCCCTATTACCAGGATGAAACCCTGGCGTCCTAACCATTAGACGAATCGGCCATTATATTTAATATTTAGGAAAAAATATTATCTGTTCTTACAATCAAATGTTGAACAATCTCATTCAACAATCCTTTTGCTCGGTCTGATTCTTTTGTATCTGTAATACCCAATAGTTCGAATAATTCATTCTCTTTATTCGTAATGTATTCATCTCGATCTATTGGTTTATTGTCTTTCCAATTTGACAATTTCATATTATTCTCCTTTAATATTTAGGTGAAAAGATTTTCTTAGCACCTCTAACTACTCTTGTAAGAAATCCATTATCTTGTGTAGTAGTTTTTGTTTTACGAGTTGTTGTTTTTCTCGTTGTTTTTTTTGGTTTTGACATCTTATATCTCCTTTAAAATATACTTCCTGTATTAGATGTATCTATTTGTCCCGTTTGGATAAATTCTGCCATCATGTTAAAATAAAACTTTTTCATTTGATTCACAACTCGCGTAATATGTTGAGTATTAGAACCTGTCATTTCACGAATCATAATATA